AAACGTTGGAGTGTAAGATCCGGTGAACGTTGGCGAATATGACCCAGTAAACGTTGGGGTGTAAGATCCGGTGAACGTTGGCGAATATGACCCAGTAAACGTTGGGGTGTAAGATCCGGTGAACGTTGGCGAATATGATCCGGTGAACGTTGCTGTGTAAGGAGAACCTTCAAAGGTTTGTGATACAGCGGTACCATCAAAGGTTTGTGATACAGCAGTACCCTCAAAGGTCTGTGATACAGCAGTACCCTCAAAGGTTTGTGATACAGCGGTACCATCAAAGGTTTGTGATACAGCAGTACCCTCAAAGGTCTGTGATACAGCAGTACCTTCAAAGGTTTGTGATACAGCGGTACCATCAAAGGTTTGTGATACAGCGGTACCATCAAAGGTTTGTGATACAGCAGTACCCTCAAAGGTTTGTGATACAGCGGTACCATCAAAGGTTTGTGATATTTGTGGGCCTTCAAAATTTAAAAAATCTGCCATTGTCTTTATGCCCGAGTATAACTATAATAGAGTTCTGTTGTAAGGCCGAGATTAACCGTATCTTCAAGAGCACCTCGTGTATATGTGAAGCCTCCAGCTGATACTGAAGTTGGATTACCGGAGTTACCGAAGCCGCTAGCAACAATGGAGCCCTGATAATAAATTGTGTATTGCTCCTCGGTGGTGTCGTCTTCCGGAATATACTCTACTTGTCTTAACCAATATGACACTGGCGCAGTTCGAGAGTAAATGGTTCCAGGACCAACATATGTTCTTTGATAATTTCCAGTAAACGTTGGTGTGTAAGACCCAGTAAACGTTGGTGTGTAAGACCCAGTAAACGTTGGAGTGTAAGATCCAGTAAACGTTGGCGTATATGATCCAGTAAACGTTGGAGTATAAGATCCTGTGAATGTTGGTGTATAAGATCCTGTGAATGTTGGTGTATATGATCCAGTAAACGTTGGAGTGTAAGATCCAGTAAACGTTGGCGTGTAAGATCCGGTAAACGTTGGAGTGTAAGATCCGGTGAATGTTGCTGTGTAAGGATTACCATCATCAAAGGTTTGAGAATCAGCAGTACCTTCAAAGGTTTGTGATACAGCAGAACCATCAAAGGTTTGAGAATCAGCAGTACCTTCAAAGGTTTGAGATACAGCGGTACCTTCAAAGGTTTGAGATGCAGCAGTACCTTCAAAGGTTTGTGATACAGCAGAACCTTCAAAGGTTTGAGAATCAGCAGTACCTTCAAAGGTTTGTGATACAGCGGTACCATCAAAGGTTTCCGATGCAGCAGTACCTTCAAAGGTTTGTGATACAGGAATGCCTTGATAAGGAACAGATACTGGAGTTCCTTCAAAGGTTCCTGTATATTGACCAGTGAATGTTACTGCATAGCCGCCTTGATAACTGCCCTCATATTGCCCATCAAAAGTTGCAGTGTAACTGCCAATATAGTCAGGTTCATATTGCCCATCAAAGGTTGCAGTGTAACTACCAATATAGTCTGGTTCATATTGTCCATCAAAAGTTGCAGCGTAACTGCCTTGATAACTGCCTTCATAATCACCATCAAAGGTTGCAGCATAGTCACCATCAAAACTGCCTTCATAATCACCATCAAAGGTTGCAGCATAGTCACCATCAAAACTTGATTGATATTCACCAGAGTAAATAGTTTCATAATCGGTAGAATATGGTCCTGCGTATATGCCTTCAAACGATGCTTCATATAAAGCGCCCTGATATTCACCATCGTAAGGTTCTATATCAATTTCACCTGTATATGACGTTTGATAGAATTCGCTGTCCGTAGTACCTTCAAAATCCGTGCTGTAAGTGCCCTCATATTCGTGTTCATATTCTTGTTCATAATCAGTTAAATAATCAGTTTCATAACCACCCTGATACGTGCCTATATAAGTGCCTTCATATGGTTCAGAAAACTCGTTTAGATATTGTGTATTATAAGATGATTCATAATCGGTCGCATAATCTGTGGTATAAGTAGATTGATATTCTGTTTCGTAATCAAGTATGCCAAGAAAACTAGCCTCATAATCCGTTGCATACGTCGATACGGATTCATAACCTTCATTTACATTATAAGAAACTCTGGTGTCCAGTGCTACACCTCTAGCAATCCAAGTGCCTTCATCAGTGGGTGGACCTTGTTCACTAGATCTTAATTGATAACGACCAATCCCTGACTCAATAATAATACGTTTGGCTCTTTCGCCAAATGTAAACTTCACTTGATCTTCGGTCATTTCCTGAAGACCATCAAAATTATTATTATCGCGTCTAACCATTAAAGGTTTATAAGGTGTTGGATGAAATTCAGATTTTCTATTCCAAATACTGTATCCAATTGCAGTGCCATCATAACGAGTGTCAACAAATATGTTTGGTAAAGAGACCTGCCAATCTGAACCCGGCGATTCTGAAGCTAAACGATAAGTGCCCGAACGTTCATGTGACATTATATTAGATACTATTCTTTGACACATAGCGTCAAGTTCAAGATCGTTTGTTTCCTTTAATCCTCTACGCCATCTATCATAAAATATAGGATATTTCCTATCATCACCTTCTTCCTGCACTACGTCTATAGAGTTTTGATAAACCGAAGATTCAATTTCAGATATTCCGGGAGTGTCTGAACGTTCTACCCGTATAAAAGAGGTAAAAAAATCTGATGCAGTAGAGACTGCATTATCGGTATCTGTAACTGTTGTAGAAAATTCAAAAGTCATATAACCAATATCAGTAAATGCTATATCGTATGTTGCCGAATACTGCCCTTGGAGTTTAGTGGACGAAGAAGAAAAGTCTTCCCACGAAACTGTTATTCCTTCCGCATTAACTCCGGTAGTTTCTATAAACCCAGCAACGGGATTAATAACAGTCGAGTTAATAACATAGTTATTAGATGCTTGACCAATGGTCATAGATGTTTGAATTTCTTCGAAACCATTACCAGCGTTTGTTGCATCAATAAGAACGGTAATACTAACAGTATCGTCAACGTAGACTAATGAAGGTAAATTGACGGGGTTTTCGTACTCAAGCGTATTGGTTCCATTAGAAGGAACAGATGTTGCATTTACATTATACACACGAGAATGGGTTCTAGGTCCTTCGCTGGGTTCAGAAGGATTTATTACAGTATCAACGTAAGTGCCTACATTTAAAGTAGTGGCACTAGAATTGTTGGTTAAAGTAGTAGGATCGCCTTCGACCATCTCACTGAGATGTTTTCCCGCCACATAAGCTAAATAATCTTCGTCAGTTAACGTAAACTGTTTAACTGCACCAGCATTCTCGATAGAGTTGGCAAATCGGATTGGTCTAAATGACATTTATAAAACTTCATATGATATGGGTTTATTTATATAAGTTTTTTAGTTATCAGTTCCAATGCGTTTTTTATTTCGGATATGTCAGATTCCAAAGAATACAGTCTAGCATTTAGCATTGTTTCGTCCTGACGTTTTTCTAAACGTAGTTTTTTGGCAATTCGGGCCCGCTCGATTTTATCCATATCGACGTTTAATATAGCATTAGTCTTTTGATCACGAACTAAGCCCGGATAGCCTTGTACTTCAATAAAATCGTCCATAATTAAACTGCAAAGAATCTAGTCACAATACCTTGTTTACTTTCCATAGTTAATCTAGGCGCACGATCAATACCAGTCATGACAAATTTAGTCTGAGCTTGTTGGAAAGGTGGTAGTGTGCCATTTTTGCCGCCAGGTAACCAATGTGCTTCTACTGAACTAGTAGAATTTGCAATTGAGTTTTCGGGTGGTTGATAAACCCACGAAACTTCACTAATATTCTGATCAGCCGTAGCAGTTCTATAATACAGATCTACGTTTGAACCTGGAGGTGTCGTAACTTCGGCTTTAACGTCAATCGATACCGCAGGAACTTCAAGGGTTACTGGTGTAGTGATGTGTTTAGATCCTGCTGTTCCACCACTAGCGGCGGTTTCTGATACCGGATTAAGTGAGGTGTTACCATCGTCGAAACATTCTCCAATTAAAGTAAGAGATGTTCTTTGAAGATCTATGATAGGTGAAATATAATCATTAGAAGTTTTTAAATCAACCTTTACATAAACTGATGCGTTTGATCCTGGAGTTGTACTACCTAGACCACTAGTTCCATCTATTTTTGCAGAATTAAAAATAGCTCTTGGTTGATCAAATTCAATATTTTGATCAGGAGTTATTTTTTCAAACTTAGCATCGATCATTGAACCCGCTTGATTATTAGGTCGGAATCTTACAGTTGTTGTATCTGATATGTGATTGCCTGTAAGAAATTTAGCAGAATAGTCAACAGAAGAAAAGTTTGGTATGATAGATTCGATGTTAGGATTTGCAACATCAAAAATTGCATTTCTTCTTGATAGAACCTCATCGCCGCCACCACTAATATCTTTAGTTGGATTTATACCAGTAATTTGAATTCTATATCCTTCTAGATCCACTGCCTCGACTGTGTGTGCTGTATTTAAAGTGGCTGAAGAAACATTGTCAACAGTCGTACATCCCGATAATGTGGTGACATCTCCAACAGATAAACCATGACAAGGCGCATTGACATAAACAAGGTCAGATCCGGAATAAAGTCTGATTGGATTTTTTTCTAACAGTAAAGCAGACAATGGTGCATTTTTCAACATAAGAGTGCCACCCGAAAGATCGAATTTAGCCCGAGTGAGTTTCATCATCAGATCTTGATTCATCGATTCTAACCAGACAACTCCGTTCTGTGGTAAGAAGAGTGTGCCGTTACCCTCTTGAGTGGTGACCAAACGACCCGCAGAACCCAACACGCTTTCTTTAGTTTTTGCACTATATATTTCATATTCATCTGATACTGATGATACAACAATAGCGTAATTAGTCCACGGTTGCAAAAATATAGGTTCTTCAAATGTAAATAATGTTTCGAAATCTTCTTGAATTGTATTCAACGTAACTACTTCATTTACCTCAGGCGTTTTCACATCACTCGGATTTAAAAATACGTGTGAATCAGGTACAATGTCTGTACTAGAAGGTTTACCATTCACAACAGGTCTTAGATGAATTGATACTGGCAATCCTTGGGTGGACTTCGTTTTAAAATACAATGAAACTGTAGTCAACACAAGACCAAATTGATTATCAACATAGAAGGTTTGAGCAAGCGGATTCTGCGGAGTCGGAACAATAGAAGTGCTTCCTAAAGGATATTGTTTATTGTTAACACTAATGTAATCAGACAGAACTTGAGACAATTCACCATTATTTGATAACGTTTGTAACTGAGTATTGTTCAAGAAACTTGTTCCTGGACCATATTTACCTGCTAACTGCGCTTCAAATATACCAGTATAACCACCACTTAATGATACACCATTCAAAGCGGATTGCAATTCGATAGGAGAGTATGTAGAGGGATGCCCGGCAAATCCTAATCCTAATGGTGAAACTGTTTTATAGCCTCTAGTAGTTAAAATATTATTTGATTTGTTATTTAATGCGCCAACAACGCTGTAGTAACCAAACGCTTTACTTTTTGCTTTTGCCCAATCGTTTACATTAATGTCTAAAAGTTTAAACTCACGAACACCTGATCTAAATCTGAGATACTCTGTTTTGATTTTAGACTTTCTTAATTTCTTAGAAATATAATATAGAGGTTTCCTATTTGGAATGTAAAACGATCCAATAATTTCTCCATTATCGTCTGATTGGAGTTCTGTTGATCCGTCTGGATGTGCACTATATTGTGCACCTTGATTTCCAATATCGTCGGTTCTATCTGAGAAAGGAACAAACGTGGTTTCTTCTCTACACCAATCAGTTACTATCTTACCATCAAAGAACGGAGTAAATTTAGTATTAGGTGTTAATCCTTTAGCGTGAAAATATATTTTTCTAGAACGAATCCAAGGAATCAAAGCCAGATCAATAGTACGATGACCGATCCTCATTCTTAAAGTATCACTAGCAACTACTCGTCTAACAAATCCGGCAGCTTTTTTCGAAGATCTAGATGACGTATAGAAGTCATTAAATACCTGTGAAGCTCTGCTACGAATTCCGTTTGCAAGTCTGGATTTATCGCCAGCACTGACCCAAAGATCATCGTCATTACGCCCCTTCCAATTCCATTGCCAATTATTCCACAAAAAGGCTTGTTTAGAATCTAACCTAGAAGTGCCTTGTATCGCTTTAATTGCTTCGCTTTTACAATCTTTCCATTCGTCCGTTGAAGGTGACATTTTAATAACGCCGACATTATCCACCATGCCGAATGGATTAATTTTAATTGAACGAGAAGCAAGATCCTGAAATTTCCATTCGTCAGAATCAAATTGTAAATAGACATTATCGCCTCGTTTAACTATATTACTAGTACCATAGTCGGTTTCGCAAATTAAACGAATGTTATCTTCATCGGCTTTAGGTCGAATCAACTTATTCTCAGGATCAAGAGCAGCAGAATAATCTCCATCATCTGTAGCAGCACCAGATTGATCATCACCATTATCGACAATCAAACCAGCATCTGGGCGTTCTACACCGTCACTATCTAATCCTGGTGTATGAAAAGCTCTGAGTTCTGCGAGATTAAGTTCTGTGTATTCTCTAAGTTCATCAATTTTGTTGTCCAACTTTCCAATATCAGACATAGTATACAATTTATGTTCGATCGGTTTGACTTGAACATCGTTTTGATCAATAGTGTTAGCATTCATTAAAATTTGATACAATTCTAAAGCGTTGTCGGGTGTTTTCTTTAATTGAGGATCTCTAGATTGTTGACCCATTAATATCTGAATATCACCTTCCTGAGTGACAAGCAACTTGTCTGCTCTAGGCAAGTAGTATGAAATATCAGCATTAATTGATGTGCCGTTTCTTGGCAGATACGAAATTTTTGTGAAAGCGCCGGCAGCATCTTTGTCGGGTCTAAAATCCAGATAGTTTCGTAGACTTACTATAGTGCCATCTTGTAAAGTGTGTTCTGGAATATCCGCATATGATGCATAACTTGATGCAGCAAAAAAGTCACCAGTACTGTGAGCGTAATATTTAAATGCAACGTATACTCTTAAAGGATCAGATTCACCACCTTTCAATAATAGTTTACTGTTTGCATAATAATTATCTCGTTGACCATCATCCAGAATAAATCTTTCTGAACAATCTGCACCTGTAGTATTATCAGCTCCACCGCCAGCAGCAACGATTCTGATTTCGTCTATCTCATACACATCTGGTACACCCAGATCAACTTCACCCGTGACAACATCAGCATAATAGGAACCTACACTTGTAGTTAAAGCTTTGCTTTTCAATGTAAAGGCGCTGCCAGTGGCGGTTTGTGATGTTTTGATATAATAAGATATACGATATTGTTTAGTATCAATCAAACCACTGATCGTTGCCTGTTGTGGATTAGTTATATCAACCGTAGGTACAGTTACAGCAGTATTATCCGTGATATTGTAAATTAACCATTGACTCGTATCCGTATATGAATCGCCAGTAAGAGTATCAAGAGTTAAGGTAGTACCACTAGCCGTTTTGATTGCAGTTCTTTGTGTTGTTATGATAACATTGTCTAAAGATGATAATCTAGGTCTTGAGGTTGGAAACAAAAGATCGTTGTCGGTTGTTCCTAACAAACTTGCCGCGCTGCCCGTTGAGTTAGTTATAACATACTTTCCATTATCAATTGATTTCGCGGTCGCAAAATCTTGTCCTGCGTCCATAACAACATCAAACAAGTACAATTTATAACCTGATCCTGAAGGTTCAATTCCTCGTATTCTACATTCACCAATTTTAGACGAACCACCGAGGTCTGAAGCGATTTCTAAAGATCCATAAGTGAGGTCAGGTAAGTCTGTTGCAGTGTCAAGTAAAACGTAGTTACCGTATATTACAGGAACAACATCGCTATTAACAACTTCGGTCGATTGTGATTTTGGTACGATTAGTTCAATAGGTGAAGGATTTTCTACACGATATCCATTGACATATGCAATACCGGACGATACGGTAAGACTTAAATTACTTGCATCATCAGCAGAATCAAAAGCTATAGTAAAAGGTTTAACAATATAATCGCCAGACTCTTCGTTTGTTCTTAAAGCAAGGACATCATTAATTTTGTTATAATCATCTAAAACATCAACCTTTTCCACAATTTTAGAATTTTGAATTTTAGCTACAAAGACGAACGTATCATCGGAAGTGATTGAAGTTTTCTCAACCAGTTCTAATCTAATTCTGTATCTGTCAGCACCAGGCGAGGCATTATTAATAATACCGCCACTATTATCATATAAATCAGTAGTATCATTTACTGATACTACTTCTTGAATAACTTTATATCCTATCGTAGTATTAGCAGTTTGACTAAATTTAGACAGAATTAAATTTTGTGGTGTTGCACGTACAAATCTACCTAATACAAAAAAGTCACCACCCGCAACATCTACTCTAGTACCTCTGCCTACGGGAGACGTTGCTCCATTTTGTCCTGTATCCCACACTGTTAACCCAAAGCCAGGAGCCGTTATATTGTCGGAAGGTGAGAATGAAGGCGATTCTCCGGAGGCAACGTTGGCACCGCCATCAATATAACTAACGTACAATGTATTAGGATTAGAAACAGTGCTATTAAGAACCGATATCACTTTAGCTTTAACACCGTTATCATTAGTAAATATAGTTCCCACAGGAATATCACTGAAGACCCCGTTTACAATTGTAGCGATTTGGACATAATCGTAAAAAGAGTTTATTCCAACACCACCAAATGACACTGCGGAACCCTCTTTGAAAATATTTCCACCAAACCGTCCCATCTCTTGATAGATCATAGTTTGCAGTTGAGTCAATTCTCTAGCTTGTAAGGCTCTACCAGAATTAAATAAAATTTGATGATAGTTATCAGAATCCTGATAATCATCGTTATATAAACCCGATAAAGTGGTAGTAGTAAATGTTGTTGGCATTAGTTTTGTCCTAACTGAATAACGATTCTTATGTCTTCGGTTTGATTATCTGCACGATCTATTGCGGTATCTAGATTATTTATATATAAAACGTCACCCGAATATATGTCAAAATCGGGTAATTGAAAGCTAACAACTGAGGCCGTTGTCTGGTTTTGATTAAAGTTTTTTATAGAAGTATCCGCTGAAGTGAATGGAACATGCCCGGTTTCATCATCTTGATAGTAATAAAGTTTATTGGGGGTAGATATAGTATCGTGGTGAAAAACTCTTCCAAACACGTTTTCTCCTGCATTGGAAATTAATTCGTCCTCTGTAAAGACTGTGCCACCACCACCATTAACTGTAATCTCAATATGTTTCATCCCATTGCCTGTATTTGAGACGAAAGGAGTAATACCATCAGTTTGTTTAATATCACGTAAAAGTGCAACTTGTGCAAAATCATTATGCGCCAAAATTTCATTGAATTCATTACCTGCAAAATCTGCTTGAACCATTAGAGATTCCGCTTTCAAAGTTACAACAGGATTGGCATTAAGCCCTTCTTTTGGTCCAAGAATTGGTCGTAAGACAGATCCTCCAGTAGCAGTCTGAGCAGATGCGTGAGTATATCCACGGCCATGCCCACTATAGACACCAACCTGCCGTGTGAATCCTGTTGGGTCGGCAATATCATCTAAAGGAATAGCCGAATCAATATTAATCTTAACAATTTTCCCATCATTAATTTCGCAAGAGAAAGCAGCGAATTCACCATCACCTCCAATTATAATAGTAGGAGCTTCTGTATAACCATATCCACCACTATCAATGGCAATGTTAATTATTTCACCTGCGATTGCAGAATCTTGTAAGTTACGTTGAGTGCTCTCTTCCGAAATTGCTAGAAAGTCTGAACGATCTGTAATGTGTTTCACAGGCATCCAATTTGCCGTTTTGAAATTAGCTATAGCCAAGTTACTCAAAACACCAATCTGCCTCCAGTAATAATCATCTGACGTTTTAAATGTTCTGCCGGGTGAACCAGGTAAAGATAAACTCGATGTTGGTTCAACTGTTGAAATTACACTTTGCCCGCCTGCTAATTTTTTTTGTTGAATACAAATAAACACTTCGTTGAGTGAGTTTAAAACATAAAACTGTGTTACTTGATCTGTAGCACCCAGTGTTAAACCATCGTCATATTCTTGCCAAATAATATTTGGTGTCCAATTTATTAAAGGAACAACGAAAGAATTGGATGATAACGTTTTAACAGACTGTAGAGTATGACGCATCTCGGATTGATAATGGATAGATTTAATATCGAGCGGTGATGTTAAAGAAAAAGGAGTATTCTTTGCAATACCTATAAAATATTCTACACCATCACTATCAAGATCTTTCTTGAATTGGTCTAACATTGTTCTATTAAAACTTCTTGTCGTAGATGATGCCATTTTATTTCTCTTTCAATCCTTTGTTTATAGTGAATCGGTAATAATTGCCGTTGTCGTAGATGCTGTTGCATCGAAATTTAAAACGTTATTACGCAAAGCATTAACTGTGGATTCGTTTGCGGGAACAGCAGTGATTTTAATATTTGCATTGTTCGATAATAGGGAACCAGTAAAAGAACTTAATGTTATTGTCCCTGTTGACGCATTATATTCTCCGACATTATCTGATATATTTTTACCTGTACTAATATCTATAATTTCTATAACAGAAGATCCTAATCGATTACGAAAAGTTCCAACTTTACCCGAGATATTAAAACTATCACTAGTAATAGAATGTGAAGTGGTATTAGATGTTTCAATACTAGAAGGAAATTGTATCGTATAATTTGAAATACCGACACTAGGAATAAATCTATATTGCATTCTAACATTAGCCCGAGATGAAAGAATAGAAGGATCAGCATCATCAATTAATGTTAAAAGATTGGATCTTCTAAATGATTTATCAAAACCACCTAACTGTGCATCAAAGTAATTGATAACAGTGTCTTTGACAATCTGTTCAATTGCTGTTTGAGATGAACTTGTTAAATTAGGATTCCATTGAAACTTGGTATCTACTACCAAATATGTTGTATTAGGATCAGTGAAGCTGATACTAAAGGAAGCCACCGATAGATTTTTTGCGAGTGATATAATATCTTTTTTTGTTTGTTCTATGATATCGGCATTTTCAGTATTAAAAACAATAGATAAGAACACAGTACCATACTGAGGAGGAACGTTATCTTCTCCACCCCACGATTTAATGTCGCTAATTACATTAGAAAATTTCCTTAGAACTAAAGAACTATAATCTGAGGCGGTAACCATTCTATTCTGTGTCGCATACAAATAAGGCGCATTTTTTCTAATAGAAGATATAGGTTCTTTTTCTTGCCCTGCCATGGAACCCGTGACAGTAACTACATTTAATGTTAGATTGTTACCTTCTCCATCAGTAACAGTATCTACAGGAATAAAAGTTCTTCCTCCATTGGCATTAGGTCCAGCAACAGCATCGTAGATAACTTCAATTTTATTACCCGCTGATGGAAACTTTCCTAATCTAGCACCATTGCCAAATGTCAACTC